AACTTTTCTAGACAAATAAGGAGTTAAATCATGTTTTATTTCAGTTACATCAGGTGTAAAATATTTTCTAAATGCTGTACCTTTTTCATAATCACTTACTGTTTTAAATGTATTTACAGCTTCCCCTATATCACCAACCTTACTGGCCTTGTCTATATTTTTAGCTGTTTTTAAAAATCTAGGTGCTATTTTACTAGTTAAATATGTAGCTTCTCCACCAAAAATAAAATCTAAAGGATTTACTGATTCATCTGCTCTACCACTACCTGTTTTATTTAATTGATTTAAATAAGATTCAGTTGTTTGAGTATCATATTTTTGTATGGTATCTTTAGGTATATTTAAAGTAGGTGTAGGAGCATATTGTTGTTGAGTAGTCTTTTGTACTTTACCGCCATCACCATACTCTTGAACACCTTGATTAAAATGTTCTACCATTTCATTATAAGACATACCAGGGTAAGCTGATTTATATTTCTTCATCAACTCCATCCTTTCTTTAACAGGTAGGCTATAATACATAATATTACTTTAAAAATTTAAGTTTATACATTGTTTTAGCAACTAATGCTGTAATCTCATCTACAATATTCTTTTGAAACTCATACTCCATTTTATCCCTACAAGACATAAGACACTCTTTCATATGCATTAAGTGTGTAAGAGGTTCTTCATATTTAGCTTCTGGAATAGTTAAGTCTAATAGCTTACCTTCACAACCTTGTGCTGTTTCAAGTAATGTATCTGCAAAGTCTAATACTGCATCATAATAATCACCTATTGCAACATGTGCAGCATATGAATTTGTTTTAAGATGTGCTAAGTGCATTACATCTCTTGAATGAAATAGTTCTTGTACTAAATCTACAATAGGATTTTTAGTTTTACCTATTTCTTTTTTAAGTGCTAGTTTTAAGTGATTCATTATTTTTTAGATTTACTATCGTATTTATTTTTATTTTGTTTAGCTACTTTAAGAGCTGTTTCAGCTTTTAATTGTTCAATTTCTTTTTTAACTTGTAATTCTTTTTCCTTAAAGTTTAATTCTTTTTCTTTAATGGCTTTATCACTATCCTGTTTTCTAACCTCACGTTCATGTTTTTGTTGTTCAGTAAAGTTTTTTGATAAGTATTCTTGTTCTTTCCTTGCCAACTCCGCCACTTCAATTGGATCTGGTATACCGTTATTATCCAAATCCAAATTATCTTGCCTGTTAAATACTTGAATTTCTGCAACAGCAATTTTAGTTTGGTTATTACTATCAATTTCATACTTTTTAAGTGCATTTTGTTCAGCAGCTATTTGTTGTTGAACATTGATTTGTTGTTGTTTAATTTGATTTTCTTCTTGTCTTGCTTTTTCAGCCATGTCTTGTTTTTCTTTAACTGCTTTTTCAGTTTTACGTCTGATTGAAGAAAGACTAGTATTAGAGAAAATATCCATTAATTGTATAATATCTACTTGACCAGATTGGAATGCTGCTTCAGTTGCTCTTTGTAATACACCTATTGTACGAGAATCTTCAGATGCAGATCTTATAAATAATCCATATTCAGCTTCATTTAATAACTCACCATCTATTGTAAAAATAGTTTGAGTCATATCATCATTAATATATTGGAATTTTTTATTTTTATTACGTAAACAATATTTAGCTGTTTCAAGTACTGCTTCCATAACACGTCTTTTAACATCATCGTGCATTTGAAAATACCATTCTGTAATAGTAGAACTAGCCTGTTTAGCTTCTAATGTTACACCTAATCCTTGTTCAGCTGTTCCTACGGCTCCTCTTCTTTGAGGACCAATACCTGTAATTTTATCAAGTTGAGACTCTATATATTGTAACATAGAAATATGTTGTTGTATAAAATTACCTAATTCAAGGTCCATAACTGGAGCATGTCCAGACATATTACCAGCTATTTTACCAGTAGCTGCTCCTTTTTTAGCTTCTTTAAAACTATCTTCTACTGCCCAACCTAATACTTCAGCATAGTACATCCATTTATCTGGTTCCCAACCATCAGGTATACGTGCTAAATCAAGTGAACCTATTTTACCTTTAGATTTAATAAAAGCTAATTCAGTACGATAACTATATAAATTATACATGTACTGATAAGGTTTCATAATATCAAATATAGATTGAGATTGTGAACTATTTGTTTTATAAACTGAACCTATATATCCTGATTTACATTCACTTATATTATTTAATTGTCTAAATTGTACAGGTCTAGGTTGAATTTTAATATAAATATCATTAGCAACTTTTGTACCTTCCCACCATTCACCAATCCACATCCATTTAATTTCTTCACCTGATTCTTTATCTATTTTATAACCATCAGGTACAATAACTTCTTCTTGCTCACCTGTTTCTTGATTAATAAATGTTAGTTTACCAATTCTTCTCATTGATCTCCAAACTACTTTTACTACACGTACATTATTTTGAGTATCAAAAGGTAACATACTAGCAGCACCATAATTTGTATAATCATAACCTAATTCAGGAGATACTTGAGATACTGGAAATGTTGGATCAGTTAACTCATAGTTAGGGATTGATCCATAAGTTGTTGCTCTATAACCAGTTCTTTGTTCTAAAAAATCTATATCTGAATCTTTTAAATAATCGTAATACAAGTCTATTACTTTAGATATTGGAAGATACTGTTCTTCCATAATATATTCAGCATCTTCTACTTTGTAGGAATCTGGACTTAATAGATAATAAGTATTTAATGGATTACATTTTCTTAAAAAAGGTTCATTAGATATTACATCTACACAATATATTTCTTCTGCAGCAATAATAGCGTCTTCCCAACCTCTATTAAATTTTATACGCATTTCTAAATACTGCTGATAATAATTTAATATTTGTGTTGCAGATAACTCTCTTAAATCTTGCCATTCATAATTTACATAATTGTTAAGAGATTGTAACTGAGTTTGAACTTCTTCCTCATATCTTTGCTGTTCTTCAGGACTTTGATTCATTGGTTGTTGTACTGAAGCTACTAACATTTCTTGTAGTTGTTTCATTACTAATTCTTTTTTAGCTTTTTCTTTTTCAGAAATAGCATCTTCATTTTCAACTCTTATATGAAAATCAAATCTTCTATTAAATTCTTCACCTATAAGTATTTTAAGATAAGGGTTTGTAATAGGGTGATTTTTAACTTGTGCAGGAAAATATGCATTTTTAAGTTTACTTGGATTCATAATCCTTTCAACATCAGAAGGGTGCATTTTACCAGCAACTAAATCATAATTAATTTGTTTGTTATATCTTGATTGACGTATAGTGCTGTTTTGATGTAATATCAAACCTTCAACAGCATCAATTGTATCTTTTTGCCATTTAAAAGTTTTTTTAATACTATCAGGTACTCTTTGTTTTGGTATTGATTTTATCCCTGTAAAAGCCATCTTAGTGTTTATATATGTTGCTTATAATAATACAAAATTACAAAATATGCAATAGGTTTTATGAAAAATGTCTACTGAAGAAATCATCTTTAATAGCATTATTATTTTCTTCTTCTAAATCTATTATTCTTTTAGCTCTATCTTCACGTAATAAAAGACACGCACCTATTGCTGAAATGCGGTCAAAGTTACCTTTTTTATTCCAAGCTATTGTTTCTTTTAATAAAGCTGGTGATTTTATTTTAGCTGCATTAGTTGGTAAATTGTCATACTCTTCTTGAGTATAAATATCTTCCATTAACCAATGTTTATATAATTGTCTGTTATATTTATTTACATTTTCAGTAGCATTAAATCCTTTACTTTTATTTCCACTTTCATGAAATGTAGTATTTTCTACATCTTTTAATACTTTAGGTGTATCAGCAAGATAATGAAGACTGTTTTTCTTATCCATATAACCAAAGAAACCTTTTTTATTATTTTCATAACAACAGTCTGCATTGTAATAAATTAACATTCTTCTACATATTTCATAGAACTCTTCTACTTTAGGTGGCCTTCCTGTATATTCAGCTACTATTCTACCTGTTATAGAATTCATTATAAACATAGAACCTAATGAAGTACCAGTATCATCATCATATGGATCCAGCCCTGCAAGATATAATCCTTTTGGAGGCCTACCATCTGTTTCATAAGGATGTTCAAATATCTGAATAGCTCCTGTTAAATCTGAACTTCTTTGATCTTTTTTAAGAGGAAAATCTAGTATAGGCTTTTTATCTGTAATTGCAAATGCTACTTTACCGTCAGATCCTAATTTTAAATGTCCAATCCATACACTATTTAATATACGTGAATCTGTTTCTAATTCTGCTAACCTATCTTTACAATCTTGTATTGGAAACATATTATCATCTGAAGTCATAAATGCTTCTGATGGTTTTTCTGGTCTATTTTCTAATTCTTTAAGGTATGCTTTAGGATTATGTTTGACTTTTTCACGTCTATCTTCTATCTTTTTCTTAGCTTTAACTTTATCTGTATTTCCTTCACTGTTTTTACAATCATTAAGACCCATATGAGCAGGTACAAATAGACCTATTTTACCTAAATTTTCCCACTCATCTTCAAAAAATATACAATCATATTCTTCAGGATTGTAAAATACTTCTTTTACAGCTTCAGTACTACCACCTTCCATATCACCACCAGTACCAAACATCCAAGTTGTACCCATTTTAAATGAACCATTCATTTGAGTATCTCTTATAGTACCTAAAGATTCTATAAGATTCCCCATAAAACCAACTTCTTCTAATAATATTAAGTTAGGACGAGTACCAGATGCAGCAAATGGATTATCACCAAATGATCTGTTATGAACCATTGATTTACTACCTTTTGTTACCCAATTATTACCTATTTTAACTTCACGTTGAGATGTAATAGTAGAACCTGTAGCTAATGAACCTGTATATTCTATAAATAATGGTGAATTATACTTCTTTTTATTGTATTCTTGTGCTCCAGGTAAGTTATCTATACCTATCCAAAACTTTTTAATTAAATCTGCAGTATATTTATAGTCTATTGCACCTATTAATGTCTCAGATTTTAACATATTTTTTTCTTCTTGTCTACGTCTTATGTATTCATCATAATCTGTAGCACCATCAAATAAGAAATTATGAGCTATCATATTAGATGCCCAATATGATTTACCTGTACCACGAGATTCTATATCTACTACATTTTTAGCTTGGTTTTCATATAGTGGTTTTCCTAGGTTTTGATGATGTATCTTTCTTAGGTAATCACGTGGGTTTTGATATTTTTTTAATTTACCGTCTTTATTAAAACAAGACGGAGATAATTCTATATCTTGATTTATATTTTCATTTTGTATAATATTACCCTGTTCATCTATTAATAAATCACGTACTTTTTCATTACAGGTATACTTATCATCTAAACTAAACCCGCTAAATCCCCTAGCCTCTACAAATAGATATCCTTTTTCCCACTCTAAATCACGTAAAAAAGGTCTACTAATAATCTCTGATTTAGAGTATTCATTTTCTTTTAAACCTATATGCCATATATTAATGTATTGATACACAATTCCAGGCATCCATTTACCACCTACCCAATATCCTTCAATACAGTGTCTTTTTATACTCCTCCAAAATTCTAAGAATTTACTTGAGTCAGGTATAAATTTAGGAAATTCTTTTACTCTGAATAACTCGTTATTAATCATATTTATATTAATCCTCTATCTGTTGCTGATGCTACAGCACCACCTTTATCTTTAGCTTCAAGTTGTTCTTTAGTGTATTGCTTTTCAATACGTTCTAACTGATTAAATAGTTTATCAGTATTAGCCATAATCTTATCTAATGCATCTGCAGTATCTAAAGAATATGTTGTTTCTGAAATAAACTTTTCTCTTTCTTCTAACTTTTTACGCCAAGCTATAAGACTTCTTTCTGCTGTAGAAAGTATT